ATACTGTGTTTCGGAGATCATATATACCTCATCAGGCAACGTCTCTACATATTCAATTATATCAGAGTTCCTTCCGAGAGTCCATTTATCTGTAGGTACTAACACGTTTTTCATGTCTGGTACAGATAGACATCCAACTCCTTTTTCTGTTACTTCACAAACAATGAACATTTGACCGACGTAATCACCAGTCTGCACAGCGTATGTTTCTCGTATTTTAACCTGGTCCATTACCATAAGTACTACCTAAACTACCCGCCATAAATAGTCTAATTGCCAATGTGTCTAGCGCATCAAACTGCTGGTCTGATTTTGCACCTTTAACTAGTACTGTTTTACCATTAATATCGTATCCGAATATATAAAATGAATCTAAATATTCAGATACTATGCTTTTCAGTTTTTCTCTTAACTCTTGTTGATCTTTAAATGATTTAAGCTGATCGGATTGTAAGTTTAGAGCATCATTTAAAAGTTCTTCTAAACTCTTATCCGAAGACTCTTCACTCTCGTCACTCATTCTTTTTATATTTAGTCACGAACTCGTTATCATCAACTTGTAATACATTACGATCATTTAATCGATCTATTACTACATCAATAGAACTTGTCTTTAACACGTAACCTCTACTAAAACGCTGATTACCATCCTCAAAGCTAAACAAATATTCCCCTCTAAATGGTCTGTCTTCAAAGCAAGTAATGTATATGGAGGCGCCTTTAGGATCTAACAAGATTGTCCATTTGCGCGGATCTTTGTCACTATACTTATCAAATATACGCAAAACAACATAACCCGCATCTTTAAGACGTTTAATAAAGTAACCGGCAGTTTTAAGTTTATTCTTTTGATGTTTTGGTGTCATTGTGTTAAAGATGAAACTATATACTTTAGCTTAATATTTTCTGCAACTTGATCAAATACAACTACACCATATTCTTTGTTAATACTAACAGTAAATTCACCGCTAATATTATTAAGTAATCGAACGTTATCAAAGTTAATCGGTATCGGAGCTAACTCTTCTTCAACCTGACCAATACACATAGTAAAGTTATCTGTATTATGTCTCGCTCTATCAGTAAGTTCAGCCATTAACCTATAACCTTCACCAACACGCTTCTCTTCTGTATAGAAATAGACCTTATTAGTTTCAGACGCAAAGACTGACCCCTTAAAGATCTGATTAAGAATATTCTTATCTACCTTAAAGCTCATATCGAAAGTAAATGCATTAATCTTTTCGATATTAAGCCCAGGCTTAGTTAAGAATCCGTCGTCAAATAGATGGTACTTAAACTTAACACCATTTCCTTTATACGCGATATTGTTTGAGTTAATTATAAGATTAATCTCTTCATCACTAATAGTATCAAGTACACGAGTTAACTTCTTAACATCAGGAATGTTAAGGGTTGAATAAAAACTCGATGCTACACCATACTCTGCACATAGAATAAGAGTATTGTCGGTAGATGCGACAAGACTTGACATCTTCTCGCGATCTACCGTTACAATAGCACTCTCACTTATCTTGGATAAAGAATCTAAATAAGCGACGAAGTCAATCGGCGACTTTAGTTTTAGCTGTTTTACGTTTTGGTCGGACATTATTGCTCTCTAATTGTACCTTAATATCTTTCAATAGCAAGTTACTTTGGTTTACCGCTTCAATTAGCAAGTCAATCTTATCTGGCTCACTAAAATCAAACATACCCTGTTCTTCTTGATACACTTCTTGAGCCTGTGGTGCTACCCCTGCAGGTGAAATATTCTGAAGTTCAGCCAGCGCCTGCTCTGGTGTTATTGGCGCAGGCATCGGTGGAGCCGGTTCAAGTTTAGTGTCAGGTACCGGTTGCGGAATCGGTTGTGGAGGCGGCTGTTGATTAGCTGGTACTACTGGCGTACGTACAAGATTTTCTACCATATGTTTAATTTCTGTAGATTTCGGTGCGAGATTTCCGGACGATCCAACAAGCATTTCATCTTGTTTTTTCATCTGACCGTACGTTTGACCCATTAACTGCATAACGGCTGCTTTAGCCTCTGGTGTCATCTGTTCCATAATTAAAGATCTGCAAGTAGTTCATCAATGTCATCTTCCACGGAGCTCTCAACTGGAGCAGGCGCTGCTGGGGCTGGAGTCGGTTCTGATGGTGCTGACCACGGCGGTGTATCTCCTGCAGTAGCTGGTGTAGCTACAGGCTCATCCGTTTTACAATGAAAATGCTCATTAAGCATTTCAGTAAGCTCATCGGTTGACTTAATAGGAAACGTCTCCTTAAGTGTATGAGTCTGATTATAGATTTCTTTCTGCTGATCTTCGGTAAGATTCAACTTACCAGCGCTGGTAAAGCGAGAAGATACATAAGTTGGATAATCACCTTGCTGCTCACACTTAACTTTAAAGTTAACCCCTTCATCACTAAGATCAAAGATACGTGCTCCAAACTCTGCTGCATCTTCACCTTCAATAGCCTCGCTGATAATCTTTTGAATCTGTTTACCATACCGGAGCATTTTTACCTTACCGTTATTTTCTGGATTGGTAGGATCATCCACAACGTACACGTTAACTAGCCATTTTTCTGTACGACGAAGGGCAGAAGCTTTCTCTTTCTCTTCATCTGAACCAGTACGTGATAGGCGGAAACGCTCTTCATTAATCGGGCACCTCTCACCAAACGTTTGCGGGCTCAAAGCCTGCACATATTGACCTGTAGCAAATGAATTCCATCCCATATTATAATAATGGAAGAATGTATCTGCTGGAGACTTACTATCAGGTAGAAGCCTCACGGTATAAGTATTACCAGGCTTGGTTTGCATAATCTCAGAGAACTTAGACTTACCTTCACTGCTGGAAGCCAAAGCACCTTTGATACTTTCGAACATAGACATATTAAACGCACTCATATTTTTTTTATTTTATTTTACTTGTTTTTATTTTCAACTATTTGTTTTACTTTATCTTTTGTATCTCTGGCCGTAGATTTAAGTATCGCGGAGCCATAGAATTTTGTTCGTGTATTAACGAAAATTGTTTGGAAATCTTTAACGATGAAATCGAGCACATCTTTTTCGATAGCTTTAATGGTAGATTCGACTTCAAGGGCATGTAATGTGTAAAAGTTTAACCTATGTTCTTGTAAATGCAAGAGGCATGTAGGCATATTGTTGGTATAGTGTCTAGTGTACTCTTCTATTGTAAGAGAGTTCCTTATGCAGTATTTTGCAATAAATCTAAATCCTTCTTTAACTGATTCTATTGTGTCTTCATTATCCGGATTGGACATTTCTTTCTCTTTCATGTAAAGAGAGTAACATTTCAAAGCTTTACGAGAGTTAAAAAACTTAAGATCAAAGTATTCATCTTTTGAATATACCTCGTATGGTGCAGCAAACCAATCCCTGTAGTTAATATGATTATGTTTTGTTAAAAATGCAGAAAGCTTTTTTAGCGCTACAAAGTCTTCATCTTTTAACTTAGAAAAATCCTTCCGAAAGCGTGTCGGTTTATTTTGTGCTGATCGAGAAGCATATAAGTAACTATTATATATGCTTTTTTCTCGTTCAGTTATCATTTTGGAATATTCGCTTATTTTGATTTAAATACTTAGTAATGTATTTCGACTCAGCTATTTGAGGCTCAAACTCTATAAACATTGTAACCATTTCAAAGTCATTATCAACTGTTAAAAGAGTTTTAAGTAGTTTTCTAATTTTTTCTTCCTTTAGTACCAATACAAAAATGTTTTGGAGTGACAATTTTTTACCTTTTAGTAGGCAACAAAAAGTACAGAAGCATAGTAATAAATGCTCAAGCTCTCTCTTAGTTATATCCCCTGCAGGTGATGGTACACTTGGCTGTCTCATTGCAATGGTTCGAATTTTTGAGTAAAATTCATAAATTTCTCTGTTAACTTACCACCTGCTAATTTATGTGAGCCTCCTCCCTCACATAAATTTTTTGCTAACACTGAAAGATCAGCTTTACAACCAGTATTTTTCCTGAACGATACCAAATGTTTTTCTAAATTTACCATTATTGCAATATCTGCATCATATTTATTGACTAAATAATGACCCACTTCATTAATGTGTGATGTTACAAACGTTGATATAATTTTATAATCTTTTATATTGCCTGCAAATTTAGGATTAGTCAATTGTTCAGCAAATTTCTTAAAGAATAATTTAATAGAATTTTTTTCGTGAACATTATATTCACGTAAACCATCTTTAAACGATTCAATAAATTTTTCCCATTTAGGTTTATTATACGTATAATAAATTGCATTTAATCTTGCAGGTTCAAGTTCATTAGGAAAATCAAACGCCCAACTATCATACTTATCGATAAGATCAATTAATGATTCTAACCGCTCATCCAAATTAAGCTTAGCTTTGAATTTATCAGCAATTAATTTTGTGCAAGAAGAGTATTCAGTTACAATAGATTTAGCTTTGGTATACTTCTCTACAAATGGTACATGTAACTCATGATGATCTATAACAACTACGTTATCCCTATTAATAGCAATAGCTTGCTCTTCATTTAAACATAAGTCGCAGACAAATATTTTATCAAAATGGTCTAACGTACTCCACCTACTTTTAAACTCGTTAAGAATAGTAGCTTCAGTAGTCTCAACAGTAATTACATCATGGCCTTCAAATAGCCTGTTCAACAGTAGAGCCGAACCAGCACCGTCTAAGTCTGTATCTGTAAAGATAATGATGTGCACATACCTATTTACTACATACTTCTAGAAAGTCCAGCCAATGTATTCAGCATTGAATCATCCTCTTCTAAATCAACATCATCAGCTTGCTCAATAGTTAATGTAGAGTAATCTATACGCATAGGCTGAGTCATACCTCGAGGACCATAGCGGTTCTTCATCATACCTAGCCTAATAATACCTAAGTCTCTATCTTCATCATTCTGAAAGATCGACATAATAACGTCAGCAGTAGCGGCCAAGCCAATAGATTCAGAAATAGTAGCCAAGTCAGGATTATCTTGATCAAATCCAGACCGGTTTAACTGAGTAGCAGATATAATAGGGCAATTAAACACGTAACTAATAGCTCTTACCTGTTCAGTAACATTTTTAATTCTCTCATACGAGTTGTTACCTATAGGGCTATGTATGAGATTGAGATAGTCAATGACAATGGCATCTAGCTTAATACCTTTATCTTGAAACTTCTTGCAAAAAGCTTTGATAGTATTAGGAGTAATAGTAGATGGTGGAAATTCCTTAATATAAATGTTACCAGGCTCTTGTGTAACAGCAGCTCTCAACGAAGCACCATTGATAGCCATTTCTTTCATAGGGATTTTCGAAATGTTAGTACAAATACGTCTTGCATATAGTAACTCAGACATCTCTAAAGTAATCAACAATACATTCTTACCTTGCCTAGCAATATTCGATGCAACATTACCTAGGAAAATAGACTTACCAATATTAGTCTCACCGGCAAACACATACAACGACTTACCTGCTTGTAAGAAGCCACCATCTAAAGAATCATCTAACCATTCCCCCGTGCTTGGAATCTTATCCTCAACAGTAGTAAGGTCAGCAATGATGTCATCGATGTTAGACTTAACACCAAGACCTAAATCAGTTACTAAACTAATATTACAACTCTTCTCAAACTTATCTAAGATAACAGACGTATCAACATTACCAGCTGAAATATCTTCAGCAGCTTTTAACATTGTATGGTATACAGCTTTTTCTTTTAAGAACTGTTCTGTATTTTCTATAAGCTCGTCCTTGTTAACTTGCTTATCAATATCTTTAAAAGATGTTACAAGAGATTTAAACGACTCTTTAAGCTCATCAGTAACTAAGTACTGCTTAATCTCGGTTGTTGTAGGAAGTACATTACGCTTTTCTGTAAACTCTTTAATAATAGTAAAGACACTTGCAATATCTTTACTCTTAAAGTACTCTGGTTGTACGACATCAGCAATCGTCGACAAATAACCGCTATCTGTTAACGCATTATACATTAATACGTTTTCAAAGTAGTCGAGATCTAGCTTACCCATCCCACTTATAATAATAAACTACCTTAAAGAATCAACTATATCTGCACAGTTTTACCAACATACTTCTTATACTTATCTAAGAACCATGTTTGACCATCTGTCCAGTCTTTTGTAAATTCTCTAAGACCAGGCGATGCATGCGTCACGTAGGCATCAATCACACCACACTTAAATCCTGCTAATGACGCGTCAAGAGTGTAGGCAATATCGTAAAAATGAAAACCAGCAGGGCAGGTTTCATCAAATCTAACTTTCTTAAATGCCTTACGTGAAATAGCCAAAAACACACCATCCATAATTACAGACTGGTGTGGATACGGGCCGAACGATGTCATTGACTTTTGCGTGCCCCTTATGTGAGCAACGGCGCCATGTAAATGCCCGCTACCAAAACCACCGCCCATTAAATGCCAGAGAGCAGGTTGTTGCACTTTAATTTGCGATGCACCTGCTACTCCTAACACATCATAATTCTTAAAATGCTCTTTTAATTTATTATAATCGAAGTTTTCTAAAATTATATCATCATGACATAAAATAATATGATCAACATTTTCTTTTATTGCAAAGTCGATTGCTTTATTGTAAACCTGCTGCAAAGGTTTCTTATTATGTTCTTTGAAAAATACTTCTGTATCACTGTCTTTAGTCTGCCAAAGAAGAGTATCCTCCTTTTTACCCTTTGTTGCGACGCATATAAATAATTTATTATTCATCTTAAATAAATAGAAACGGTGAATCGTGTTTAAACTCTCCTACCTTTTTAAACTTCAACGTCTTTTTATCTAGACGTCTAATCTCACCTTCCTTTAACTCTTTATAACCCTTACCAGGTATAGTAGAATAACAACCAGTATTGTTATAATTTAGTATAGAACCTACACGAGCAATATACAATTCATTTGTATCGCAATCAATAATAGATAACGCAAACGATCCAGACAATTCCTCTAACGTTTGTCTAATGTATTTAACAGGATTAGTAGCGTTATCCCGATCATCTTCCATAAACTTCTGCAATAAATTTACAATAAGAGATGTATCTACCGGATTCTCAATAAACGGTAAATGCTTTTTACGTATATCACGGTCGTTAGTAATAACACCGTTATGAAACACCATCCATGACATAGTATCAAACGGATGTGATGTTTCATACGACCACTGTCTCATGGCTGATGTGGGTGCTTGTACATGTCCGCAGTTATATTTTGCCTGCATAGAGCCCTTAACTACATTAAAGTCGATCTCTCCTTCCTTTTTGTATATAAATTGATCGTCATACGTAAGTTGTACGTAGCTACTTGCAAAAGTCCCACGATCTTGATTAGCGGTATACAATACCTCTAACATAGATTTCTCAGGAGCCCCAAAAATCGCACACATTATACTATAATTTAATCTAATATTATAGTTTTTCCAGTTCAATATTCATATCTTTACGAATACGCGCGGTAAGTTCCTTACTCTCTTCTTCTTTACCGTAATAAAGTCTATACTCACGTGGAATACGCCAGAAGAAATCCATTACACCTGTGATTTCATGAAATGCAAAACTATAATGTGGGTATTGTACTTCGTCAATCTCAATCCACTTTTTACGCTGCTTTTTGGTTTTTTCAATACCAACTTTTTTAAGAGTATTCTTTCCTAACCCACGGACTTTAAATAAATCGTCATTACTACGGAAAGGCCGCATACCAATAATGTTTCGAACGGTTTTTTTACCAATACCCGGTAATTTTCCAAGCTCCTTACTGTTCATCTCGTTGAAATCTTTGTAGCTCAATTTCATAATCTATAATAATTATAACAAAGTTCCTTTTATTTACCATTTTTTAAAGTATTTTACTTACCCAGCTATAAATATTATCAATGAGCTCCTTTGATAACTTCTACAATAGGTTACAAACATTAAATGAAGCGCGTAAATCTCCCGTTGAGGCTTTAGTACCTGGTGCCACCGGTGTCACTAAGCAGATGCGTTCAGCTGGGTTAAGTTCTGCCCCGCTTGATACTATTCGGTTTATTAGAGAGCTTCTTTACAATCTCGATGTAATTGGTGATGAAGAACTTGCGATGGTTAAATCAGGTAAAGGATTTACCGGTAAGAAGCAAGCTATGCTTAAAGTTCTTCAGGATAATCAAGATGCAATTAATGCTAAGTCAGATGAAATTGCACAGACAATTGAAAGTACATTAGATGATTTTATCTCTGGTATGGGGGTTAATAGATCACGTGAAGAAAAGTATGCTGCTCAAGCTGCTGCTCAAGAATTAGCTGCTCAAGCCCGTGCTGCTAAGTCAGGTAAGGAGATGGATGATGCACTTGCTGATGTTATTTCAGATGAAAAACTTATCATAAAAGCATCACTCGCTAAAGCTATCCAGGAGCTTGAAGATCTTCCTGGTGGTGAAGATATCTCACCAGATGTACTTGCAGAAATTAAAAAGTTTGCTCCAAAAATTAACACAATTGAACAACTTGAGTCATTTGTTAAGCAACTCAGTGCAATGGAAGAATATCAATTGCCTGCTGCATACCTTTCTAGCACTGTTAAGGCAATTAAAGGTGGTATAGAAGACATTGAAATGGAAGATCAAGAAGATCCAGATCATGGTTTTGATGCTGAAAAATCAGACCTTGATGACGATGGTAAGATTTCCGAATATGAGCGTAAGAGGGGTGAAGCTATAGCTTCTTCAATGAGTAAAGAGGATAATGAAGGTGATATAGAGGGAATGGCTCAGGTAGAAGTAGAAGAGCTCGGCGACGGTGAGCTACCTGATGATTACCATGATGCTGAAGGTCATGTTGACGAAACTTTGAGTGACGAATTTTACAAGATGCTCGATGACGTTCTCATGGAGTATGGTACAGAGGATCATCGCCCGGTGGTTGCTGGTATGGAAGCAAAATTAGGTCGCAAGTTGACTGATCATGAGACAGAATCTGTTCTTGAAACGATTCAAGATGACGAACTTCCGGATTATGAAGATGCTGAAACGGAAAATGAAGAGGTTGTTGCAGAAAGCAAATATACAACAGCTGACTACATTACTGACATGTACTCATCAGTTAAGCCAATCGTTGAAAGTACAGTAGACGAAAATGGTCGAACAACCCCAACGGAGAAATATCTTGTTGAACATGCAGAGCGTGCAATAGAAGAAGCTTACACCAATATGTATTTAACAGAGCAAAAAGCACAAGACTCTCTACCTAAACAAAAGAAGGAAAAGAGTCTTAGCTTTAAAGAGCGCTTCCAGCCTAAAACCCACTGGCAGCTTGAAGAGGTCCGTCGTTACGGTCTCTAGAGCTTTTTACATCCTTTAGATAGATATAGCTCGTTTAGTTTAGCTTGTTGAACGTATTGAATAGGGTCTTGATACCCTGCGTCAACAAAGCCTTTTACACGCATACTTGATGATGGTGTAGTAGCATCAGCCAAGCCATCCTTCCTATTAGAGTAGCAAGTCCAAGTCTTGCTAAAGTCTACTCCAAGACGCACACCTTCTTCAACAATAGCTTCTTTACTCATTGTAAGTAGAGGTGCTTCAATATTAATACGATGCTCACGGTTAAGAGCAATCAATGCATTCATAGAGTCAACAAACTCATTACTACCATCCCAATAACCTGCAAGGCTATCAACTTCAGCTGCACCATACCAAACTGTATCAGCACCTTTTGACTCTGCATAAGCACAACCAATAGTATTAAACAACTGATTACGGAATGGTACATAACTTACCGGTTGAGCATCCCCTGCCATCTTACTAATATCTGGATTATCAATAGCCTCATTAGTTAAGGATGAAGTAGGTGCAAGATACTTAATAAATCCAACATCAGCTATATAATGAGTGACTACTAAATCAGATGCTTTAGCTTTCACTGCTTCAATCTGATCAGCTACACATTTTAATTCACGTTTATGACGTTGACCATAATCATATGATATAAGATGAATCTCTTTAAAACCTCTATCAACAGCCATATGTAGTAGGACTACAGAGTCCATACCACCACTAATACTCAATACTAATTTACTCATTTTAAAATTCCTGCTTGTTGTAAGTCGATAATAATTTCCGCTACATGAATAATAGTATTTAAGAGTAGTAATGCAATAATAATTTTACTACTCCTTCTCATCACCTTGATTAGTTAATACATCTTCCATAATCTCAGAAGTTGGTTTTTCTTCTACTGCTTCTACGTCATCGACTTCGTCAGGTACATCATCTTCACCTTCACCTCCTGAATAAGCCCATTCAGTCTTAATTTTCTCTTCTAGTACAGGCAAGATAGTATCTTCCCAGAGTTCCTTATCTTTACGGAAGTTTTTATAGTAACCGATTTTCTTACCATCAGGTAGCTGATAAGTAGAGCCTGTCTGAATAACAGCACCAACTCCTACCGCTAAGTCAAGTAGACCGTAGTATCGATCGAGACCTGTATGGAACGAAAGGAACATTTCACCTTGGAGGTATTGTTTAATGAATCGATTCTTACGAGTAAGAGCCCTAATAAGAATACCTGCATAGTTTTTCTGACCTACAGCAGTTTCAGCATCCATAGTCTTACCACCATCACTCTTCATAGGCTTACGAGCTAACTGAACAGTAACTGAAGGTAAATAAACGATTGACTTACCACCAGGCATATGTTTCTCGATAGATGGAAACATTGCAGCCGGATCATCATACACATGGTTAGTACAAAGAATAGTAGTCTGTGTGGTAGCACCAAGATTAGTACAAGTCTGCATAAGTGACTTCATAGCGCGTGCTTTACTACCCATATCAGAAGAAGTACTCTCTTTACCCATACGACTATGCTCAAGTTCTGATTGAAGATTACCAAGCGAGTCGATAGCTACAATAAACTTACCTTCAAGACCTTTCTCCTTAACCGATGTGAGGAACTTATACAAAGCATTACGTGTCTGCTCAATAGTGACGCATGGTACATACTTAACCTTACTGATATCAAGTCCAATACGCTCTGCG